TCAGGCACACCTTCTCATGCCGGCTGTCAGTAAGCGCCATGCCCACAAGAGGACTTACAAGTCTCAAGATTATTGCGGGCTCAGTTTCCCCTACCGCACCGAAAGAGAATGCATTTCAGTCCGTGTCCGATCTGTCGGTTTGGATTGGGAAATTTGGACCCCGTATTTCGATACAGGGTTCGGTGTTCCAACTCCTGCCGCCCGCCAGTCAGTCATATCCGGCAAGAATTTCTTGGAAGCCAACGATATCGTCACCTGTATAGACAACGACGATTCGGTCCCACGGCATTTCCTTGATTCCATTGCTGCCAGGATGGCCACTGACACTGGAGACAAGGCTAAGCTCTACGAGTCTGTGATATCATTCATGCGTAGCAAGCTTTTGGCCGAAAAGATCGACGTCAAGGACATCAGCACTTGGGGCATTTATGTGTGTTCCCGAGTCAATGAGTGTTCAGTCGAGGCTGGCAACTCCGTGTTGCCCAACCTCCCATTCGATGCCAATGTGTTTCAGCGCGTCCTGTACTACTTTCGAGTAGCAGCATTTAAGACGTGCAAGTTCACCTCCATGCCCGCCTGGACTTACCCCACGATATTCGCACCGTCTTATGTCGTCGTGTCCAGGGCCGAGAATGTAGAGGCGAGAGAACCGTTGAGGCCGGAAGCCAAGAATCCCTTTCCGGACTCCTGCCCGTCTGATGGCGCCTCCTCTGATTCAGGAAGCGTCAGCAGTGCCAGCCCGGTGCAGGATGAACATCCAAACCTCAATGGAGAAGAGAGTGCTGGCCGAACAACCGATCCCACACCCGATGCTCACGGGGAAGACACCGTCGACGCGAAGCCCTCCGACGTGGTGCCCGATGCTACCTACGCAGCAAGTGTGCTTAGGAAAGCAGATCCAGTGCCTGTTCAGTCTGGGGTGGAACGTGGAAATCTCGACAATTCGGAAGGGGGAAGCAGTGGACGATCCAACAATCGTGTTGTGTCCACCGACGAGTTCACAGGCATTGCCGAAATCATGGGGGATTTCACCCTGTACTGCCTGCCCGGACCTCCCCACGAACCTAGATGTAGGGCTACTCTTGAAGGAGGATCCCTTGCCGAACCACTTAAGCTGTATGGATGCGGGGCTTGTTTCCGCACTGCAATCAAATACTGGCGAAAGTTCGGAGGCAGTCCTTACATACATCTGGCAAAGTTCAAAACCCAAGGTCGAGCATCCACTTGCGCCGCCAACCGCGAAGGGATATCACAAATCAGCCCCTGTTCAACAAGCAGTCCACCGGTTCCTAAGCCACATCCGAAGCGAGACTCTCAAGTCGATGACCTTTTCGGAATGGGTGAAGAGGTACCCGGGGAGGAGGCAGCAGGAGCTGACCGAGGCCAGAGAAAAGGTTCTGGCAAACGGTCGACTGGAAAAAGCCGACGCAATCGTTAAGTGTTTTCTCAAAATGGAGACCTCCACCAAGATGACTGATCCCAGGAACATCTCACCCCGGACCGACGCATTTTTGTCAATTATCGGCCCTTACGTTTCCGCGATCGAACATCATCTTCACGATGCGCCATTCCTCGTCAAAGGTTGCGACCTAAAAGCCCGCGACCACCGTTTGTCCAAATTCCTTAACAACAAAGTGTTCATTGAGACAGACTACTCCCGTTTCGACATGACAATCTCATACGATTGGATCAAATGTGTTCAGGACCCGATTCTTCTTTCATTTTTCAAAGGAGATGAATGGTTCGCTAGGGCCCTGGATCTTGCAGCTGATACTTTCGGCATTTCCGATAGTGGGCTATGTTACAAGATCCTTGGCACCAGGTGTTCTGGTGATTCCCACACGTCGATAGCGAATGGTCTTATCAATT